TGGTGAAGGCAAAAGTCCTGTAAAAAGGTCTTTATTCCAAGTGCAATAATTCAAGTCAAAGAGGTTACGATTATTACGGTTAGAGATAGAAGTCAATGGAGAAATATCAATTTTTGTACTAACAGAATTGAGATAGTCAACATTGTAAGTAGTTGGATTAGCTTTTTCCCATTGTGTGTTACGATAGAAATCCTGACAAATCTTTTGATAAGCAAGCAGAGGAAAAGCATTCAGCTGAACATTAGGCTGACCACCAACAAATTGTGAGTTAATATCAGAAGTATCAACACAAGAGAATAAACCATAACCAAGGTACTTCAAAAGCTTATAACTCAACATGGTACGATAAAAGCCAAATTCATTCTTTAGCTTTAAAGAACCCGCATTGTTAAGATAGGTAACAACATCGAGTGAGACGAAAAAGGGAGTGCGCTGAGCAACAGAGGAAGATGATTGAGTCAAAGACAGGGCAAACTGAGGGTTAGAATCCTGCGTATCAGTGACGAATTGGTCAAAATAACGCCAAAGCAAGCGATAAGGAACGAAAAAATAATCGTAGTACTCCTTTATGCGAGTATACGCAGCACTATTAACAGGCATAGTTCTGGTAAAAGAGTTAAGACCCAACTTAAACTTATCACCAGGTAAACACTCCTTAAAAAAAACAGGGAGCAACTCACCACATTTAGCGGTAAAGCATTTTCGCAACGACAAATCAAAAGCAGACCGATTTGGCTTGTTCTTGATTTGCTTTAAGCTCATAACATTTGACATAAGCGGTTAATTTTAGTTTAACAAAAAATTTCATTTTGGTCATTTAGGACCTTATGTTTCACAGACTTATTATAATTATCAGAAGTAAACTGAATGAAAGAGCGGAAATAGGGCAACTCAGTAAGATAACGATACAATCGGACCTCATAGTCATTTAGAACGAAATAACGAATGCCAGAATCATCTGAAGAATCGAAAACATTATCATAGAGATAGAACAACAAAGAGGTATCTTCATCTGAACAACCATAGAGTAGATAAGATTGAAGCTCATATTGATTAACTAAATTATCATAATCTCTATTGGCATAGAAGACTACAATCTGACGAATACGAGTAGATACCTTAGAAAAATCACCATCACAAACAAAACTGATAAAGTGAGAACTAAGGTACAACAATGAAGCAATAGAGGACTTGATAGAAGTCCATTGGTCCATAGATAAGTCGCAATATCGCCAAGAACGGTCAGAAGATGAGAGAACAAAAGTATCATCAACACGTGTAATGTTTCGATGAATGAAATACAGTAAGTATTCTTTAGAACCAGTCTTCAAAGTGTATTTAAATTCTCCAAATGTATAACTATGACTGAATAAATCAGAACAAATTAACTCGGTTATTTCCGAAATTTTCTTTTCTTGACCGTAGAATTTCTTAGCGTGTCGTAAGAGTAGATAAGAGAAAGTAAGTTCGGGAACAGAAAGCATGTTGAATCCTCGACACTTGGGAAAGAAGGCACTGACAAGCGACCGCCAAGCATAAGTGTTTGAGACAGAATTGCCGACTTTGCGCATAATATCAGCAAATCGGAAATTTTCAGCTTCATATATCTCCTCTTTCTGATTTTGATAAAACCTTTGAGCGAACTTTTGCGAATGTAAGCAGAACGGACGAACGGAACGGTCTTGATATATTCGTGGCACAGAATTACGGCTATTAACGTATTGCGCAACGTACGATGAACACTTACCTCTTGATTGTGAGTAATCGAGACGACCAAGCGTCCAAGCCTTACGTAAGACTTCACCGAAGTGCGATAAGATGGTTTCTGAATCGAAGAAAAATAAGATGTGGAAATGCGGACGGAAATGTACGGGACCGTATTCACCGACCATATAGTATGTAACTTTGTCATTGGTAATTTTAGATAAATGTTTGCGAAAGCGCTTTAAAAAGCACTGACCATCATACTTTGATAGATATGGAACATCGTTACCAAAATAGTGAAATTTTCTGCGAATCTGAGAAACGTAGAAAGGTGTCATAACAGCATTAGCAACGAAATTACCGATAATATTCTGGGCAGCTTGTAGACGTTCGGTAACGTCATACATACGATAATAATGAGAATTATTACCATTATCTTGGAACTCTTCAAGACGGAGTAAGGGTATATTTTCGTTAGAGTAGGTGAGAGTGACGAACATACAATATTGATAATCCTGTTCATGAAGAGAGCATTGATAGGATGCCTTTTTGCTCATACGAGCAAGGCAAGCAGGACAACAACCACAAGAGGTTGTTATCCATTCACCTACACGGTTGCGAATCTTTTTAGGATGATAGCAATGTAGAAAATCCTTATACATACTACTTCATTTTAATTGGATAAGCTATATTAGATTGTCCGTGTACGTGAAGCGTATCGAAGTACTGAAAATAGCCAGTACCTTGATGGGTAGCCTGCCTATTCACCGAACACGAAACAAGAGAAAAAACAAAATAAGTAGCGAGAAGCCCAAGCGCGTAAATAATTACTTTAAGTAATATTTTCAACAAATCTTTTTTCATGAGAATTCTAATTTTAAAGGTGTTACAGGATTATATGACATAGAAGCAAGTAAACGAGATTGGTAAAGGTCATCAAGAGCTAACAGAACAAAACGTACATAAGTACGACGAACAACACTCGAATAAGAAGGATAGAGATAAAATCTAATATCTTTCATAGGACAAATATTTAAAAAGGACCTTGAACACACTCACGAAGCTTCTTGAACCGTGCAAGAAGGTCAAAGAGTACAACAACATTAGTATCATCACAGTCATAAACATGACGCAAAAGAGTAGTCTGTAAAGCATCGATTAACAATGACAAAGACTGATGATCTAACCGAACGTTAGCACAAGGATTAGAACAAGGATAAAGAAGTTTTTTCTGTTTCATAATGCAATAATTTTTGTTTAACGCTGCAAAAATAGTTACAATTTTAAGATAATCACAATTATGTAAAATAACAAGTCAATAAAACCACTTTCCTCGTCAAGTTGTCTACTTGGAATGATTTAACCTGAGT